ACGGAGGCGGAGAAACTGCCATATACGCGCATTCCTGACGTGGAAGCACCGGCGGTTTGGTTGTCTTCAAAGCTGGTGCCTTGCTTGAGTAGGGTGTTGCTCTCGTCGGTGTAGAAGTTGCGCTGGCCGTTGTCGGCGACCATGCAGCGGCGCATTTGTTTGTGGATCCAGATTTCGGGCATGTCTCTTTTTTTTTATGGTTAGCCGCAAAGCATTGCGGCTTTAGGTGACGGTTAGAGCGGGGTTAGAGGTTCCGGGCCAGGTGGCCGTGTAGGTAGGTAGGGTGATCTCGCCCAGGGTGAGGGCGGGGGTGGAGGTGCCGGGCCAGGTCACCGCGGTGACGGGCGGCAGCATCATAGCGCTGCCGCCGCCGCCTTGCGGTATGCTCATGCCTAGGCCTATCATTTTACGTAGGCGATTACGCCGGCATCGCCAGCTGTTTTTTGCACGCTATCTATCCCGCTGCGGCACTCTACGGTAGAGCCGGCAGCCAGTTCCCAGCCGGAGAGGTCGTCGGAGTTGGCATCGGTAGTAGTGATGCTCAGGGTAGCGCTGCTGCCTGCGGGGCCTAGCACCTTCAGGGCGTAGTAGCCATCCGAGATCGTGCCGGTGCTGCCCGGGTCTATTTTTTTGAAGTTGCCTCCTAATACGTCTTCTGCCATGTTTTTGGGTATTTATGAGTGTTCGATGTGTTTTGCTTCTATCTGTAAAAAGCGGCGGCGGCTAAAGCGGCCGTCCAGCTTCGCTTCGTGCCAGGTAAGGACCTCGTAAATGTCGCCTTCCAGCTTAAGCCGGTAGGCCAGGGGCGAGAGGTCGCGCCAGCGGGTGATGAGGGTGATGGTGCGCGTGCGGCGGCCTTCCGGGCCTTCGATGCTGCGCTCGCCCTCCTGCTCGTACAGGTGGGCCCATACGGTAGTAAGCGTGCTCCAGCTCTCATCCACGGAACCGCCCGGCAGGCGGGTGCGGCTGCGGTACTGCAGGTCCACTTTGCGGTCCATCTGTCCTACCGATACTTTCATGCAAATGAGCTTCTTAAGCCACTGAGCAAGCGCTCCGCGGCGGTGATCATGCCGGTTTTCATGTTGGCATCTTCGCGCGTCTCGTACAGCCGGGCGGCCTGGAGCAGCACAGCGCTCTGGATGCGGCCATCTAGCGCCTGGCGCTGGGCGGTCTCGCTGTCGGTGCTAAGGCTATAGCCCACCTGCGCGGTGATGCGGATGGGATAGGGCCGGTCGCCGTGGCTGGGCTGATCGCCGGTGATGCGGATGCGGGGCGCGGGGCCGGGGGTAAATACGGAGTAGTGCTCCGTGCCCAGCTCCTGCCAGTTGCCATTGGCAAAGTATTCCAGCTTGTCAACCGCCTGGAGCGGCGTAATGCCGTAGAGGATGAAGTTGAGCGCCCAGCCTTCCAGGTAGACCTCAATGGTATGGGGCATCAAATAGCCACTTACATAGCCCTGCGCCTGCTGCTCCGCGGCTTCGAGGTAGCTCTGCAGGAGGGTGTCTTCCGAGGTATCGGAAGTGTCCAGCTTCAGATGCTCCTTCAGCGTGTCGAGCGCCAGGACGCGGTAGGTGGGGGATGTGGTGGTCTTCGTGATCATGCGGGGGTAGCGGTTAGCCGCGAAGCATCGCGGCTTTACTCTTGCGTTTCCTTTTCGCTCTGCTTAGCAGGGCGGGCCAGGTTTAGTTTGCAGGCCTCATCGGCCAAACGTGCAGGGAGGCTCACTACATCACCGGTGTGATAAGCGAGGCCCATGCGGCCGGTAGGAGAGGCGGTAAATTCGATTTTCTTTTTTTGGGAAGCCATAAGGCAAAATTTTTTTTAAGTGAGAGAAAAGAGGGGAGCCCGCCTCGCCAGGGGTAGCGAGACGGGCCTCACCTCAGGAATTTCTACTGTGCGTCGGCGTCTTTCACCGCGGCGAAGGACTTGGAGTGGCGCAGGGCCACGTCCACGTACTGGTGCACGATCATTTCGATGGTGCCCTTTTTGGCCTTGGTGTAAGGATTGACGATCAGGTCCAGGCCGCCCCACTGCCCGATGAGCAGGTCGCGGAAGTTGCCAAAGATGATCGCGCTCAGGTCGTTGCTGTTGCCTTTGCTCAAGTTGGAAGGCACATTGGAGGTGGTCATGGCCGGATAGCCCATCACCTCGCTATTGGCCCCATCCCATGCAAAGCGGCCGGAGCCGGAAGAGACTTCCAAGTTCTTCAGGAAGGCCCGGACCTTAGCGTTGGTCACATAGCCCAGGCGACCGAGGTCGGCATTCTCGAGGGCCACGGCCTTCTCGAGGTTTACCAGGTCAGCGCGGGTGGGTGCGGCGCCGTTCGCATTGGTGCCGCTGGAAGTGGCACCGCCAGCGTAGACGATGTTGATGTTGCTATCGCTCAACACACCTACGGGCTCATTGGCGCCACCGCCTACTAGGGCATATTTGTCGATAGCATTAGCCACGGCGTCAAAGAAGTCGTTGCGGATTAGCGCTTCTACGTCGGGGCTGCTCTGGCGCACCAGCTGCCGGGAGAGGTCGGCGAAGGCGGTCACGCGCTTAGGCGAGAGCGTTACCTCGTCGATGGTAGGCTGGCCGTCGTCGGCATCGCCGGTTTCGGCTTTTGCGCTTACGGTCACACCAGAGGTCCGCGGCATGGAGATGTCGCCTTCCAGGTTGCCCATGATTTCGGCGCCCATTTGGGCGGTGACGAGGCGGGGGCGGAGAGCGCCTATTACGGTGTCCTCTACCTCAGTGGGGACCATAAAGCCGCCATCCGCATTGGTGCCGGCGGTCATGTCCCGCTTCTCAGCCTGGGGGCCTTTGATCATGCGGACGGCCATGGCGCGGGGAATGCCTACGCCTTCGATGCTTTGGCCGTTTTCGCGGGCCTCCTTCTGCGCCTCCTGGTGCAGCTCGGCTTCCAGGCCATCCTGGTTGCGGCCTTCCAGCTGGGCGTTCACGGCCTTGTGCAGGCTGTAAGAGTTCAGCTCGCGCTGCTCCTTCTGCTGCCGGGCGTGGCTGCGGTCCTGCTGCTGCTGGGCGCGCTGCTGCTCGGCGGCCCGCTGGGCGGCCTGCTCTTCGCGCTCGGCCTGCTCAATGCGGCCATCGAGGTTGCGGATCTCTTCGTCGAGATCGTTGAACTGCTTGGTCTCCGCCTCCGTGAAGGAGCGGCTTTCGGCGCTGCGCCCGTCGAGCAGTTTCTTCTGGGCATCGACTTTCGATGCCCGCTCTTGTTTAAGTTCTGCTAAGTTCATAATTAGCGATTTTGATTATTACGATTTAACATATAGCGAGCATCGTACTCGTCTATAAGACTTTGATGTGAAGAGGATTCTTGCCCGCGGCCGGAACCACTTTTGGCCGAAGGCCCAAACTGACTGCGCGCCTCCTGATGCTGGCGTTCCGCGGGCGAGGCCTCGCTGGTGGTGTTTTGGTAGGCGGGGTAGGTGACGGGGGAGACGTCGAGGAGCTCGCTGATGCTGTTGATGGTGCGCAGGTCCTGCGAGGGGTCTTCGTCGTCCCAATCCCAGGTGACGCTATCGACGCGGAAGGCGAAGCTGCTCTGGGTGACGTCGCCGGCCTGGATGGCATCGGCGAGGTCGCGGGCGTAGCTGCGGGAGGGCACTTTAAAGCGGTAGGCGAGGTGGCCCTCCTCGGTGAGGGAGAGCTCGAGGCTCTGGGCTACGCTGCTGCGGCGGGCGAGGATGAGATTGGCATCGTGATTAAAGAGCGCCCGGCAATCGAGGTCGGGGCTGTTCAGCACTTCATCGAAGGCACCGGGGGCGATGCGCTCGCGCATGAAGCCGAGCGAGGTGGTTTCGTTCACCTTAGCGGCAATGCCGGAAATGTAAATTTCCGTTTCCTCGCCTTCCTGGCGGACTTCTTTGCGGACGGGGGCCGCGACGTAGCGGCGCTCGATTTCGTGTGTTCCAACTTTTTGTGACATAATTATAAGTATTTAGTTGGCGCTCAAATTATCAATTTCGGCCTTGGTTTTTTCCTCAGCCAGGCGCGTCTGCTCCTGCGTTTGGGTGTTTACCTGGGTAAAGTAGCGGTCGCCCCCTTCGCGGGGATTAAAGCCTTCGAGGGTACGCACTTCGTTGGGCGAGAGCACGCCGCGCTCCATCATGCTGGCGTAGTATTCTTTGCGGGTGTTGGTATCGCCACGGAGGAGGGCGTTTAGGTTAAACTCGAAAAAGAGGCCGGTGCTGCGCTGGCGGGAAGTGAGGAGCTTATAATTGAGCTCCTGCTCGTACTTTTTAATCCAAGGGCGGAGGGTGTCGGTTACGAACTGAATGTGCATCTGCTCCATTACGCTGAAATTGGCATTCTCATTGTCTCCGATCATGGAGGGGTTCACGTTAAAGATGCCGCATATATCCGCCCGGGTGAGCTTCATGGTCTCGATAAACTGCGCATCGCGCTGGGATAGGGAAAAGGGCTTAAACTCGCCGCCGCCATGGACAACAGGTGTCTTAAAGGCATTGTCGCCGCCGTAGTTATCATCCCATTGCCTAGATAATTCTCTGACCCGATCGGCATCCAAGGGACCGGGAATAGATAAGTAGCCTTTCACCGGGCCGCCATTTTTATAGTACTTCGCATTGCGCGTCTGCGCGTGCAGGCCCTGCTCAACGGTGAGGCGGTGCTGGGCAATAGGCGAAATGCCCTCTTCCATCTCGGTGCCAAACGCCCGGATGTGGAGCATGTCGTAATGGGGGATGGCCTGGGCGATGCCTTCCACGTGGTAGTAAGGGATGCCCTGCACCACGCTGACGGTGACGTCCTGGCTCTCGAGATACTGGAGGCGCTGGGGCCGGCCGGTGAGGGCCTCGCGAATGATGTAGGCGTAGCCATTGCCGGCGGTGAGGGCCTGGCCCTGGAGGGTCTCGTAAAAGATAGTAGAGCTCATGGCCGGATGCGGCCGGTGGTGCACGAGGTCGTAAAGGTCGTTTTTGACCAGCTCGCGGCTGCCATCCGCATTCTGGCGGTAGAGGTAAACGGGCAGGCTGCCCAGGCTCTCGCTAATTTTGCGGACGCAGGAATAGACGTAGGAGAGCCGCAGGGCGCTGGTGGTGCCGTAGGGGCCGAGGACGTTGGCATCCGAGCCGATGCCCAGGTGGCGCTTGAGCCATTCGGCGGGATTGGCCCAGGTAGTAGAGGCCCGCTGCTCGGGCGGCTGCGCGCCGGTGTGGGAGCGGTTTTTAGGGCTGAGCGAAAGGCGGAGGGTCAATTCCATGCGGCTATATTACAGCCGCTTTTCAGGTATTGAGGGGTAACAATGTTACGGTTGCGCAAGGTTGTTTAAGGTTGTTTAAGGTTGTTCGTCAGGTAGCTTAATTTTAGCGAGTCTATGGTGGCTAAGATCGGTAGCGCGGTTCATTACTTTGATGTAAGTTTTTACCTGATCCTTATAGCTAATAAAGCGGTAGCGCTTTACGAGGGCGCCGGGCTGATCGTTTTCTTTCAGCTCGCGCAGGAGCACGTGGCCTTTTTCGTTTTCGAAGTCTTCGGGCTGGTCAAACTGGCGGGAGATAATGTACTGGCCTACGATCATGAGCTTAGTTTTTCGCGCCTCCTAATCCGCGCCACCCGGTAGCTCTCGAAGTTGGCATAACGGCGCTGCTTAAAGACTTGCAGGTACTGCGCTTCCAGCTCCTCGTAGGCCTGCTCGTGGGTGAGGCCGGCGGCGATGAGGCGGTAGAAGGCCAGGTCAAACTCGTGCGCCTGGTTAAGCTGGATGATTTGGTTATAGTTAAGCGGGATGTGAGGCATGGCGGGGCGTTTTAACGGTTAGCTAATTTTAGGAGGACGTCGGCATGGCAGGGCAGGTCGAGCGGACAGTAGCAAGCCAGGTCCTTGCCGCGGAGCTTTTCTAAGTCTCGCGCCGGCAGGGGCCGTTGATCCAAGAGCTCGCGGAAGCAGTCTACCGCCACGGCGTGGGCCTTCCTCTGGGTGAGGTGGGTTTGCTGGCGGCTGCGCAGGATGCGCTGCTCCAGGCTGCCTTCGTAGCTGTCGGGAAGAAAGACGAGATACCAGCTTTTACCAGGCATCTGGGCCACCAGAAAGGGATTGCCAAAGCGGGAGGGGCGCGCCACCCGAAGGGCCTTGCCTGGCAGGCGGAAGCCGCGGCGGCGGTGA